TGGTAGTTCATTAGGTGAATCAATCAACGAAGCTAAAGAACCTGAAGTAATTACTCAATTAAGAAAAATCGTAAAAGATAAACAAAACGATTTGATTAAAGATACTAAGAGTGGTAAGAAGGTAAGAGTTGATATGAATTCAGCAAACCTAATGGTTCAAGTGTATGATGCACTTAAAAAACAATCTAATAAAGATAAGTTTGTTAAAAGTGGTATTGTTAGTATGGGTCATATGGCTTACAAACTTATGAAGAAAGAAAATATAACTGAGTATGATGTTGAAACATTAGAAGAACTAAACGATTTCCATCAGTTTATGAAAGAATATAAATCAGATATAAACGAAGCAGAATATCAAGGTAGAAAAGTAGAGCTCAGTAAGATTATGCAAGGTGATGTTAAGAAGTTCAAAGTATATGTAAAGAACGATAAAGGTAATGTTGTTAAAGTAAACTTTGGACAAAAGGGAATGACTATCAAAAAGGATAATCCTGGCGCTCGTAAATCATTCAGAGCAAGAATGAATTGCGATTCACCAGGCCCAAGATGGAAAGCCCGATATTGGTCTTGTAGAAAATGGTAAATTAGTTTTATTAAAAATAGTTTAATATTTATTCTAAACAAGTTAAACTTAAAAGAAGTATTATTATGAACACAATTTTAGTTATTATGGCAATTGCAGCAGTTTTGGCGATAGCGATTGTTATCTTACAAAAAACAGGTAAGATTAAAGATGAAGATGGTGATTTAATTCCTGATGTTGTCGAGGACAAGGTAGAGGAAGTTAAAGCAGAAACCAAGCGTAGAGTTAAGAGAGTAAAACAAGAACTCAAAGACGTTAAAAAATCTGCAAAAGATTTAAAAGAACAAATTGTTGATGTTGCAGAAGCAGCGGGGGGTTCTAAACGAAAGGGTAGAAAATCAACCAAACCAACAAAGAGTTCTTTAAGAGTAATGAAAAAAGATGAACTACTTAAATTAGCTAAGAAAGATTTTAAAGTTGAGTTAGATTCTAACTTAACAAAAACAAACTTAGTAAATAAGGTGTACGGATTGTATCACAAAAAATAAATGAATAAATACTTCGGCGATATTAGAAATGTAATAATCTTAGTACTGATAGTCGTTATCTTACTAATGAGGCAGTGTAGTGGTAGTGGTGAAGTAACACCAACTGAACCAACTGTTATTACAAAAACCGAAGTAAGATACGATACAATTACAAAGGAGATTCCAAAGTATATTCCAAAAGTAGTTACAAGGATAGTTAAAGAGGTTGATACAGTAAATGTAATACAACCGATTGATACACTATCTATACTTGAAGATTATTTCGCAACATATGTTTATGAAGATGTACAGAATTTAGATTCGTTAAATTTACGAATTACTGATAGTGTATCTCAGAATAAAATTATGTCTAGAAACATTCAATACGATTTAATATACCCAACAGTAACCGTTACCGAAACCAAATATATTAATCCAAGAGAATTTTATATTGGTTTCGGTTTAAATGGTTCAACAAACCAATTTAATTACGTTGGTGGTCAACTCCTTTATAGAACAAGAAAAAAACAAGCATTCGGACTGGGAGTTGGTATCAATGAAAATTTACAACCAATACTATCTACTCAGTTCCTTTGGAAATTGGGTAAATAGTATATGGCACAAACAATAAAAGAACTTATTAGGGAAGAGTACATTAAATGTGCTAAAGACCCAGTTTACTTCTTTAAGAAGTATTGTTATATACAACACCCAAAGAGAGGTAAGATTCTTTTTGATTTGTATCCGTTCCAAGAAGATGTTATGGGTGAGTTTAACGACCACCGATATAATGTAATTCTCAAATCACGTCAGTTAGGTATCTCAACATTATCCGCAGGTTATTCTTTATGGATGATGTTATTTCACGAAGATAAAAACATATTGGTAATTGCAACCAAACAAGAGGTAGCTAAAAACTTAGTTACTAAGGTTAGGTATATGCATGAGAACTTACCGAGTTGGTTAAGAGGTGATACCGAAGAAGATAACAAACTATCCTTACGATTACGAAATGGTTCAACGATTAAAGCTACATCAGCTAGTGGTGATGCAGGTCGTTCTGAAGCATTATCAATGTTGATTATAGATGAGGCTGCTTTTATTAAAGGTATTGATTCAATTTGGGCATCCGCACAATCTACATTATCAACTGGTGGTAAGGCAATCGTATTATCAACTCCAAATGGTGTTGGTAACTTCTTTCATAAAACGTGGTTAAAGGGTGAGCAAAAAGATGGCTGGAATCCAATCAAACTTCATTGGACTGTACATCCTGAAAGAAACGAACAATGGAGAGGGGAGCAGACTCAATTGTTGGGTGAGAAGATGGCAGCACAGGAATGTGATTGTGATTTTATTTCATCTGGTTATACAGTTGTTGATGGGCAACTTCTACAATGGTATGAAGAAACTCATGTACAAGAGCCGGTTGAGAAAAGAGGTTTTGATGGAAACTATTGGCTTTGGCAACAACCAAACTACGCAAAAGATTACATTGTGGTAGCGGATGTTGCGAGGGGTGATGGTGCAGATTATTCAGCATTCCACGTTATCGATATAGAATCTATGGAGCAGGTGGCAGAGTACAAAGGTAAGATTGAAACCAAACATTATGGTAATATGTTGGTGAATGTTGCAACTGAGTGGAACGATGCATTGTTAGTAATTGAAAACGCAAATATTGGATGGGCAGTAATCCAAGAAGCAATCGATAGAAATTATTCAAACTTATATTATTCTTACAAAGAGTTTGGATATGTGGATGATGATATTCATTTACAAAAAGGATATGATTTAAAAGATAAATCTCAGATGGTACCTGGATTCTCAATGACAAGTAGAACCAGACCATTAGTGATATCTAAGTTAGATACTTATATGAGAGAACGAGTTCCTATTATCCGTTCTAAGAGATTAATAGATGAACTATTCGTATTTATATGGAATGGTAGTAGAGCAGAAGCACAGCAGGGTTATAATGATGATTTAACAATATCATTCTCAACTGCATTGTGGGTTAGGGATACTGCATTGAAATTGAGACAACAAGGAATTGAGTTAAGTAGAAGAGCACTATCCGCTACATCAAAACAATCGGGTGTTTTTAAAACGGGAAAGAGTACTGCTAAGAATTCTTGGAAACTAAATACAGGTAGAGGCGACGAAGACATAAGTTGGTTACTATAAAATTAGGATATTAAAAATATTTTTTGTATATTTATAGATTGTAAGTAATAAGTAAAGTAAAATTATGGCAGATAAATCATTATTTAGTAGACTACAACGATTATTCTCAACCCAAGTTGTTGTTAGAAAAGTTGGTAAAGATAAATTAAAGGTAGTCGATTCATCCCGTTTACAAAGTGATGGTAATCGTAGAGGGTCGGCATATTACGATAGATATGGTAGATTGCATGGTTCAAATTCAAGAAAGAATTGGCAAACCTATAACGAGAGATTTAATTATCATTCAAATAAATTAGAATTATATACTGATTATGAAGCAATGGATAAAGATTCTATTATTTCATCAGTATTAGATATCTACTCGGATGAGTGTACCTTAAAGAACGATATGGGTGATGTACTCAGAATCAACTCATCAGATGAGAAACTAAAGAAAACTTTACATAACTTATTTTATGATGTATTAAACATTGAGTTTAATCTATGGAGTTGGGTTAGGGGTATGAACAAATATGGTGATTATTATCTTTACTTAGATATCGATGATGATTTAGGTATTGTAAACGCATCACCACTATCCGCATATGAAACGAGAAGAGAAGAAGGTTATGATATGGATAACCCATATTCAGTTCGATTTGAAGTAGAAGAACAAAACACAAACGCAATCTCACAAAGAAATAACACTAAGTTCTTAGAATCGTTTCAGGTCGCACATTTCAGATTACTTACTGATACAAACTTCCTACCTTACGGTCGTTCACTATTAGAAGGTGCAAGAAAGACTTGGAAGCAATTAACTCTTATGGAAGATGCTATGATGATTCATAGAATTATGAGAGCGCCTGAAAAGAGAATCTTTAAAATTGATATCGGAAACATTCCACCTGCAGAAGTTGATTCATATATGGCAAGTATCATTGACCAAATGAAAAAAGTTCCATATGTAGATGAAACC